CGCTAGTGCAGTCTATGGGCGAAGGTACAGAATCTGGTTCGAGATGCAGATCAGGTTCTTTGCCCTTGTCCATTGGATACTTTATCCTTCTTGGACTGCGCTGTCTGGTGTTACCTCTTGGCTTAGCAGACTCCATCGTATTGAGGAGCCTGCTGGGAAAGTGCGTATTGTTGCCATCACAGATTATTGGACGCAGCTTCTTATGAAGCCCGTTCATAACCTGATTTTTGACACACTACGTACGATCCCTCAAGATGGAACATTTGACCAGGAAGCCTGTGTAGCCCGCCTCCAAGATTCGATCTTGAAGAGGTTGGGTGAGCATGGCAATGAGTTTGCCGTTTACTCATATGACTTGTCTGCTGCGACTGATAGGATGCCAGTGCACCTGTACCAGGAGTTACTCTCTCATATCATTGGATTTGAGGAAGCAACTCTTTGGAAGCATCTCTTAACCGCCCGTAAGTGGTGGGACAGAGATTCTGTATGGAGTGTGGAAGAGGGACTCCGTCCGGATGGACCCTGGTTATCCCGAATGTATGCGGTAGGCCAGCCTATGGGGGCTTATTCTTCATGGGCATTACTTGCTTTAGCACACCATGCTATCGTTCAGTACTGTTCAGGTTTAATAGGTCGTACCTCATGGTTTGAAGACTATGGTATCGTCGGTGACGATATCGTAATATTCGATCACGAGGTAGCGAAACGGTATCGCGAGGTGATGTCGGAATTAGGGGTGGTGATATCAGAGGAGAAATCCTTGATATCATCAAAGGGTGTATTTGAGTTTTGTAAGAGACTCGTTACACCTCAAGGTGACGTAAGTGGGATACCGGTTAAACTATTGTATCAAGTTTTCCGTTATCCTATTGATGCAGGTGTCGTTATACGACACCTTCACCGTCGTGGCTTTGCCTTATTTCCCATCGCCGTTGCGCGAGCATACTCATTGCTTTCGGCACGCTCGGTTGACCTTAAGAAAGCCATCCGAACGTATCCCGTCAGTATCAGAGTTGCTCTCACAACTTTGGTGCAGCCAGCCTATCCCTGGTGGAGAGGTATCTGGTTGGTAGTCCATGCGTCCCGTCTCTCTGTCGTTGAACTTCATGAGATCCTAATTGTAGGATCGAAGATCCCGACGGATGAGCTGGGTGCGTATGGACTCCTTGAGACTACCTCCTTTCAAGGATGGCTGAACCGCCTTCACCCAGGTAAATGGGTGGACTCACTAGAAACTGTGAGTCCCAGTGTTCGACGCTGGCTCTTAAAGAGTTGGCCCCTTACAGGGCTTAAACAATTTGGGGTTAGTTTGGAGTTCACCGGGTGGCTAGTTCGGCTTATCCTTTTAGTTGGTACACCACTGGGGTGGTGGTTGATGGGGGAACTCATCAATCGCTATGGCCAGCTCCTCAATGCCGCATTTCTTGCGGCTTTGGAGAGTATGGCCACACCCGGAGAGCAAAGGATGATGGCAGGGTACGTGTTTTTTCGAAAGCGTATCCGAGACCGGATTCTGGAGCTCTACCGTGGGCACTCTTTAGAGTACCTATCTGCGGTGAGTAGGGCGCGGACGCGGTCTGCCTTTAACTTCCAGTTCGCTGCGGATAGCAACCGTAACGAGCGAAGAAGAAGGAGGCAGATGGCGTGGGTTCAGAAGGCTCTTTCTAAGTATGAGGGCACGCTGCCCCCAGCTTATATTGAGCTGCCTGAACCGACTGATGGCCCTTAAGAAGGGTCCTTGAGGCATGGGTATTAGGGTCTGGTTGGCCTCCCGCACCGTCTGTCTTGCTAGCACAACGTAGGTAGCGCGGGTCCGCGTAGTAA